CAAATTGGGCCTTCGAGCAGAAGTTCCTTTCTCTGATGTTGAAAAAGATTTCGCGGCTCGTGTACTTAAAGCCGAGACGTTTGAAGATATTCTAGACCTGACTCGTGAACTTGGCGACATTACTAAAGCCGAGTCCGAAACAAATATGGAAGATTTACCATTTGACTTTGACGACCTAGAACCCGACTCTATTGAAGAGAATGACGGTGAGTCAGAAAATTCAAATACGCCAGCCCCTTCATCGGATTCTAAAGATGAGTCCGATGAAGAGTCTGACAATTCCGGTTCTCAGGATTCTGATGAAGAGAAAAAAGAAGAAGAGAAATCAGCCGGTTCTGGTCCTGCTAAGTCTGACGAAAAAGGCGAGGAAGAGAACGAGTCAACAACTCCTGATTCTACTGATAACGGAAAAGGCACCGAAGATAATTCTCACGACCCACTTCTTCCGAAACCAGAAACTTCTAAAGCATTTGAAGATGCGATGGAAAGCCTGAATGATTCGGAAGCAAAAGAGCCAGTCTATCTTGACCTTCCTAAAGTAAGTTATAAAAATGCTGTAGTTTCCTGGAAAGACACTTTCGAGGAACTGAATGAGCATTGGGCAGATAAAGAAAACTACGGTCGCTATTGGAACGATGGTGACGACCGTTGTGGCGAAAAGAAAAAAGAAATCGAAAATAATTTTCGAGTCTGGAAAAAAGACACCAACCAGATTGTCAATTATATGGTCAAAGAATTTGAAATGAAACAGGCCGCTACTGTGCATCGCCGCACTTCAGTTGGCAAAACCGGTATGTTAGATATGAATAAACTTCATATGTACAAAACCGATGAAGATATTTTCAAGCGTGTTGCCTCTGTTAAAGATGGCCGAAACCACGCTCTGATGATGTTTGTTGACTGGTCCGGTTCAATGTCTGGTAAGATGGAATCTACCATCAAACAGTTATTGACTCTAGTAATGTTTGCCCGAAAAGTTGGCATTCCTTATCGAGTTTATTCTTTCTCTAACTCAAGCGACCTTACCCAGAAGTTAGAAAAAAATTATTATGACCCGGCACTTACTCCTACTAACCACTTGAAAATGGCTCGTCTCGGAATGAACGAGTATTTCAACGAGAAAATGTCTAGCCGAGATTTCAATAAGCAGTTGATGAACCTTATGTTTCTCGGACGTTCCAACGATTACACTTCACTATCTACTCCAAAGGGACACGGAATGAGTTCTACTCCGTTGAACGAGGCGATTGTTTGTGCTTATGATATGATTGCCGATTTCAAAAAAGAAACTGGCAAAGAAAAAATCAATGCGATTTTCTTGACCGATGGCGGAGCAGACGGTAACACTGAGTGGTACGATGCCGAAGAGAAGTCAGACCGAAGTATGTACGGTTTTCGTAATAAAGAATATATGGTTATTCGTGACCCAATCACTAAGCGCCTTCTCCACGGTGTAGAACGCCGTTCTGGACTGACCGCTTCGTTGCTGACAGGATTAGCCAAACGACACAATATCAATGTGATTGGTTTTCATATCACAGACCGCAAAACGATTAATCGTTCTATTCTGTTTGGAACGACCGATTATGAAGTTCAGGACAAATTGAAAAAGTTTTGCACAAAGAACGGATACGCTCCTCTCAAAGAGAGTGGCTACTCCACTTATTTCCTAGTTAACGACCGCGCCCTCGATAATGAAGCCGAGTTCGGAGATGTAGAACGTGGCGATGATGGCGATGTTGCTAAGGGAAAATTACGCACCCAGTTCCGCAAATTCACAAGCACCCGAAAAACCAATAAGATGATGCTGAATGAATTTGTTAGTCTGGTTGCCTAAACGAGGAAAATTATGACTCACAATATCTATTTATGCCACAATGAGGAAAACCAGAAATTGCTCGGAAAGTATCTGAGCCCGGACGCTGAGAATTCCACGTTTAAAGGAATTCCAATGGAACTTCAAAATTTAGTTTTGAAACTCATACCGTCAAAAAAACGCCGAATCAAATATCGTGGTTCTAGCAAACCTGGTTATGTACGACCGCAATCGAACACGATTAAAAAACACGCCGATACCTTCGCAGTCTACTATGATAACAAAGGCTGGCGTGCCGACAAACTGAACACAATCCTTCATCTAGGGGCTCCGACAATATGACCGAAAATCGGCATGAGGCGAACCCGAACCAGATGATGTTCGATTTTATGTATCGAAGCCCATATGGGTTTTACCAGTTGGAAATCGATTTTGCACCATCAATGAGGCCGCTAGGAATAGCGGATATGTTGCAAAAAAGAGACAATATCGAAATAAATGCAAAAAAAGTGAAAAAAAGTGCTAAAAAGGGTTGACACATACCCCAATATAGCGTATAATATGTACTGTTGATTGAGAAATAATTTGTTTATGAAGGAGTTAAAAATATGAGTAATAAAAGAGTGACAGTTAATGAGTTTGGTGCCGCCACGAAAGAGTTGTTCGGCACCCTCGAAGTGACTAAAGCAAATATGAATACGGTATCTGATACCTACGGTATTTGCATCCCGTCGGCTTGTAAGTATGCTGACGTTGTTTCAGAAAATCCCATCAAGCGTGTAATGCCAGTGACCGAAGAAGTCACGGCTCCTGTGCGCCCGTCGGCTATCAATGCCCCGGTTGCTCCAGCGCCTGTTGTGAATCCTGCCGTTGCAGTTACCACACCGGTGACCGCAGTAACAGCCGAACGTACTTTGGCTGCCGAACTTGATTCTGCAATTTCGTTTATTCCCAAAGTTGACAAATCTTTTGTTTCTTGGGGAAACATTAACGACATTAAACGTATCCTGAAATCTCGCCTTTTCTTCCCAGTTTATTTAACTGGTATGAGTGGTAACGGTAAGACTTTCGGAATCGAACAAACCTGTGCGATGCTCGGTCGTGAAATGATTCGAGTTAACTTTACAGCCGAAACCGATGAAGATGATTTGTTCGGTGGATTTCGCCTCGTAAATGGCGAGACAGTGTTTCAGTACGGTCCCGTTGTCGAGGCGATGAAACGCGGTGCAGTTTTACTTCTTGATGAAGTTGACCTTGGTTCTTCCAAGATTATGGCTCTCCAGTCAGTTCTTGAAGGCAAAGGGTACTTCATTAAAAAACGTGCCGAGTGGATTGAGCCTTCTGACGGTTTCACAATCATTGCTACTGCTAACACAAAAGGCAAAGGCTCTGATGATGGCCGCTTTATCGGAACGAATGTTATGAACGAGGCTTTCCTCGACCGTTTCAGTGTTACGATGTATCAGCCTTATCCGACAGAAGCCATCGAGAAGAAAATTCTCGGTCTTGCCGCTGAAGGATTCGGAATCAATTCCGAAGCACTTGGGAAATTCATCCCGAACCTCACAATGTGGGGCGACATTATCCGTAAGACTTTTGAAGAGGGTGGGGTTGACGAAATTATCTCAACTCGCCGTCTTGTGGATATTATCAAATCGTTTTCAATCTTTGGAGACCGAGGCAAAGCAATCAAAATGGCTATCGAGCGTTTTGATGATGAGACCCGTGAGTCCTTTATGAGCCTCTACGAAAAGATTGATGCTGGAGTTGGAATTCCTGAAGGGGGTTCTCTGGCTGAAGAGTCTGATTTATCAGATGATGAAGTAACTCCGGAAACTGAATAACTCCGTGGGGTAGTTTGAACCCCTCAATCAACACCCTCTCCCCTTCCTCTTTGGGGGAGAGGTCTTTTTTGAAGTAAAATGGGAGAAAGGACAGATAATGGAGAACGAAACATTAAAAAATATTGCAGAAAAAGCCTATAATTCCAATGCCGACACAAAAGTGGCCAAAGTGGCCAAGGTTATTAACGACCGTCTGGGTCCAGGGCATGAGGCACCGATAGATTTCGCCGGGGCTCCGATGATTGAGAAACGAGTGAAAATTCCCCAACCGCCCACAGTTTTTGACTGGAGATATGGCGAGGGTGAGATATTGCGTGACCTGGAAGACCACATCAAAAAGACTTATTCGAGTCATTATACCAGCGAGAATTTGGAGAAAATCCAAACTATCGATGTATTTGCCCACCGAGGCACTTTGGGCTCGACTTCTATCGATAATGCTATTAAATATCTAATGCGATATGGCAAGAAAGATGGCAAAAACGAAAAGGACCTTATCAAAGCATTACACTATTTGATATTGGCAACCGCTTTCGAGAGGAAAAATAAACCGAGGGAATCGGTTGACATTACTGTATGAATCTGATATAATAGTCTTTAATATAATAGGAGTTAACACATTATGAAATTGAGTGAACAAACGGTCGAGGTTCTAAAGAATTTCGCCACAATCAATCAGTCGATTCTTTTCACTGACGGGAAAGAATTGAATACGGTCGCTGTACAGAAGAATCTTTTGGGTTCTGCAACAGTCACCGAGAAATTTGAATCGCCGAAAGGTGAATTCGCAATCTACGACCTTAACGAATTTTTATCTACTCTGTCCTTGTTCGAGGACCCAGATGTAGAATTCGGTGAGCAATTTGCGACTATCTCTGATTCGAGAGCCAACACAGTTTATTGGTTTGCCGATAAAGAGATTATCGTGTATCCAACTTCAAAGATTGAAATGCCAGATGCCGAAGTAGAATTTACGCTTACGGCAGAATCTTTGGATAAGTTGCAACGAGCAACAGGAACTCTTGGTGTACCAGACTTGGTAATCCGAAGAGGGAAAGATGACCCGACAAAAATCATAGCCGAAGTTCTCGACAAACGCAATGACACTTCAAACACATTTTCGTTAGAAGTGGGCGAGGATTATCGAGGCGATGCCGACTTTAAATTTTACTTTCTGAATGAACGTATGAAGATGCTACCTGGTGATTACAATGTCCAGATTTCATCTAAGAAAATTTCTAAGTTGACATCTGTACCTGATGGTGAAGTGACATATTGGATTGCTTTAGAACAGGATTCCACTTATGAGTAAAGATTTTCTCTGGGTAGAAAAATATCGCCCAAAGACAATTGATGATTGTATCTTAGCAGATTCTCTGAAAGATACCTTTAGGGAGTTTTTAGCAAACGGAGATATGCCAAATCTTCTGTTGAGTGGTTCAGCAGGAACTGGTAAGACAACCGTTGCGAAAGCCCTTTGTGAACAATTGGGTTATACGACATTAGTTATCAATGGGTCGCTTGATAGAAACATTGATACTCTACGAAACCAAATCGGCACGTTCGCCTCTACTGTCTCATTCGATGGCGGTAAGAAGTGCGTTATACTAGACGAAGCGGATTATCTTAATCCACAATCGTTTCAGCCCGCTCTTAGAGGATTCATAGAACATTTCTCAAAGAACGTCAGGTTCATTCTGACTTGTAATTTCAAAGACAAGATTATTGAACCGATTCATTCCAGAACTACCCTTATAGATTTTAGAACGGGTAAAGAAGTCTATCATAAGATGGGCGAGTTTATGGATAGAACTATTGATATCCTCGAGAAAGAAGAGGTTCGTATAGAATCGAAGCCAGCACTTGCTGAACTAATCAAACGCCATTTTCCAGATATGCGGAGAACTCTGAATGAACTTCAGAGATATGCCGCTGGCGGCGTAATTGATAAAGGCGTATTAGCAAGAGTTGGAGAAGCAAATTTGGAAAGTCTTATGGGCTTTCTGAAAGAAAAAGATTTCACAAATATGAGGCAATGGGTTGTAGACAATATCAATACAGACCCAGTGTTCATTTATCGCCAGATTTATGACGAGATGTATAAGTATTTACAGCCTCAATCGGTGCCTCAAGTGGTACTTCTTATAGCAGAATATCAGTACAAACAGGCGTTTGTGCAAGATGTTGAGATTAACCTGGTCGCATTTTTGACCGAAGTGATGGTGGAGGCAGAATGGAAATAGTATCTTATAGCGAAGAAGAACTCGCAGGAAAAATTGATAAATGGTTAGACGATAGAGGAATTACCAAGAATGGAACTCCAATAGGTCAAGCGATTAAGACTCTAGAAGAGACTACGGAACTCCTAGATGCTATAAATCATAATGACAAAGAAGAGATTCAGGATGCTATTGGTGATATTTACGTAACTATTCGAGGAGTATGCAAAGTTATGAATTTGCCCTTTCATCGATGTGTTGAAAGAGCATATAACGAAATCAAAGACCGCAGAGGATTCGTCACGAAAGGAGGCACTTTCGTGAAAGAATTGCCCTCACATCCGAGTGCAAGTGGCCAAAATGTTGCCAAATATGAAGGAATGTGAAATGGTTACACCCGTAAGAGAATTCTGGAATCGTAAAGTCGATAAGACCATCCAAATGTTCGAGTACGGTGCGTATACGAATGAGAAGTTTTTGAGTGAAATGACCAGATTGGGCTTTGACAAAGCAACTATTAAGGAGGCAATCGATGACGTTTAAAGTAGTAACAGAAAAGAAAGCGAGAAAGATTATTCAGCAACAGAGTAAAGTGGTTTTTATTCACACCAAAACCACTTGTCCAGTCTGTGATAAATTTCTACCAGAAGTATTGGAACCCATCTTTAAGAAAGAGAAATACAGAGACATAAATATTTATGAGATAAAAGAACCCCTGCTTTTCCCAGTAGGGTCCCACCCAGTTACCTATTTCTTCAGAGATGGGTATTGTTCCCAACATCCCGCAGGAGCGGCACCGCCAGAAGTAGTAGAAAATCTTCTAGATACCATATTTCTTGGCAAACTCCGACCATTAGTAGATATTGATACTGACAAGAAATTAACCTTATCGAAAGAGTTATGATGAAAAAATTAATCGGAAATGGATTCACTAATGAGTTGTATTATTTTGCAATTTGTGTTATAATAGTATCAGCATTTGTACTAGGGGGCTGTGATTCTGTGCATAGAACGTGGCACAATATCGAGTCACCTATTCATAAGTGGTTTGATGAGAAATTGGATATTCACCACGATGAACACACGGTTAAAGACGAACCAATAGATATGGGAATCTGGGCAGAAGATAAAGAAATCGTGGCGACAGACGGTACGTTCCCTAAAGTTACAGAAAAATAATGCCTGACCTGTTTAAAGAAATACTACCTGATATCAACTACGGTAAGAAAAATCTTATTCGTACAGGTGATATGGATGAAGGTGAATTTGGTGGAAAATCTTTCATCATTAATCGTGCCTTATCTATGAATGTTGATACAATTCTATATTCAAATGAGATGAATATACAGTACACGCTTGACCCTTTACTTCAATACGACTATTTTATAAATAGTCTAAGGAAGAAGAAACGCTGGTCCAAATGGGCAAAAGCCCAACAATCGGCGAATCTTGAATTGGTGAAAACCTATTATAATTATAATGAACAAAGGGCCAGAGAAGTGTTAGACCTTCTCTCCGAAAGTCAAGTTGAGGATATACGCCTCAGACTGTCAAAAGGCGGTACTAATAATGAAACTACAAGGAAGACCGAGTGATGATGAATATGTAGTCGATTGGAAACCCTCCGATATGGTTGAGATTAAATTTAAGGAGGATGACGATTTTTTAAAGATTAAAGAAACTCTCACTCGAATGGGAGTTGCTTCAAACAGAGATAAAATTCTTTATCAATCTACACATATTCTTCATAAGCAAGGACAGTATTACATTGTACATTTTAAAGAATTATTTGCTCTAGATGGTAAACCTACTAATCTTACTAGAGTTGATATTGAAAGACGGAACGCAATCATTAGCCTACTACAAGAGTGGTCTTTGCTGAAAGTCGTAGACGAAAGCCAACTACAACCTATGGGGAATGTTGGTCAGTTTAAAATCATATCGTTTAAAGAAAAGCCTAACTGGGAGTTAGTTCCCAAGTACAATATAGGTGTGAAATATTAAAAAATACATAAGGAATATATTATGGGACAAATATCTATTTGTACGGTCTGCTGAGATGATTAAAATAGAAGAAGAACTGGCAGACGGAACGCAGATATATGGATGGAAATCAGAATCACCAGAAACTCCCTTTGCCGAAGATTATGCTCACTATCTTACAGATAAGAAAATATTTTCTGAGGAAGAAAGCAAAGAGTGGAATGATTATCTATTAGAACAAGAAATAATTCTGAAGAACAAATTTAGTCCCGGACTAAGAGGGTCTGGACGTACTGGTTTAGGCGCCGATGCCATAACATCACGATTTCAATATTTTAATCTACTGGAGTTTGATTTTCATCTCGTAGAACGATTAAAAACCGAACTTTTCGAAGGTATGAAAACTATTCTTTCTGTTTCTGGTAACACAGACTGGAAAGAACCCCTGTATGCAAAGTCTTGGTTCAATGTAATACGACAGGGAGAAGGAATGCAGTTACACTCACATAGTCATCATAGCCGTACGTTATATGGATTTCACGTAAGTATTAATGCGAAAGAAACGGCTACGAGTTATTATCATCCGTCAGTTCTTGAAGTAGGTCCAAACGGAGTAGATTTTCTAGATGCTATTCATAACCCAAACAGAATAGGATACTTGACTTTATTTCCTAATAATATTCTTCACGGCGTATCTCCCAATCAACAAGAAGCCCCAAGAATTTCTATTGCAGGAGATATTACTCCTTTCCTCGGTGATGATTCGATAGAAAAGCCTATCAAAATAGGGATTCTATAACGCATAAATAGTACAAAGAACTGGAGATTTAACAATGGCAGATACAATAGATACACAAGCGGGTGATGTCGAAGTCGAAGATTTTGATTGGGGCTTTACCTTTTCGGATTCTGATGACGGCGATGCTGTCGTTCAAAAGACAACTCAACAAGTAGCGGCCGATTTAGGGCCAATTACAAAAAAACTAGACGCAATCTTGGCTCTAATCCCAACTGATGGGGTAGTCAATTCTGAAACAGTCGATG